CGGGGCTCTGGGCTATGTGCAGACAACCGTCTGTGCGTCCGAAAGGAGGAGGAAACTCGTATCATGGCTACGACCGAAAAGACTCTTTTCGAAGAGTCTACCGACGAGGTGCTTGCGCCAGGCGTTTCTAACGTCTGGCACGAGTCATCTATGCCGGTAAAAGTCGTTGGTCGATTTCAAAACGACTCTGCCAATAACCATTGGCTGCAGAAGAAGCGTAAAGGCTTACTTCAGCAGGACGTCGGTTCTAATTGGACCGCTTTCCAGAGTGGAATTGAAATGGATTCCACGCGTCTAAGTGTCTTTTGCAACCTTGCACCAGACATTTATCACGCATATCGTGGGCCAGTGTTAGTTGGGCACGGAAGCTATCTTTTCGATGAGACAGATTATTTCAATCTGCCTTACGGCTTTCATGACGAGGCTACTTTAATAGCACTCGGCACGACTGCGATAGCAAGATGTATTCCAACTAACCCTATTTCTGACCTGCCAACAGCTGTTGGCGAGCTCCTCAGTGAGGGGCTTCCCGGTTTACCCGGGAGGGCCTTAACTCCGGGCCGATTCTCAAGGGGATCTATCCCCAGCGAGTATCTTGGCGCGGAATTCGGCATAAAGCCGTTTTTGGCTGACCTCCAGAAGTTTCGCGAGGCTGTGCTTGAAGCTGAAAAGCTGATTGCACAGTACGTGAAAGGATCTGGTAAGGTCATCAGACGTAGGTACGAATTTCCTACAGTGACTGATACTTCGGTCTCAGTTACTCCAGCCACCACTGGAAACGAGAAGTTTCTCGGTGGCCCGTGTCAATCACAGGCCGCTGGATACTTCCAATCCAATATTGGTGGTTGGCCAGGAGAGTTAACAGTCGTTGATACCAGGCTTAGAAAGACCTGGTTCAGCGGAGCCTTCACGTATTATCTACCACCCGTAGGTGATTCGTGGAGTGACAAGCTGTTTTATCAGGAGGCGCAACTGCGTCACCTGTACGGCGGACTTTCCGTCGAGACAGCTTGGAACCTGTTACCTTACTCCTGGGCCGTTGACTGGTTTGTGAATGCAGGGGATTTAATCCACAATCTCTCAGCATTTGCACAGGACGGCCTCGTCATGCCGTGGGGCTACATGATGGAATCTTTCGAGATTTCATCATTCCGCACGGTGCGTGATGCTTACGTTGGCCGGTGCCGCTTCTGGAATGATGCGGACACTGGATCCAACAATAACGCACACGCCCTTCCGACTATGTCTACGACATACACAGCGAAGTATCTTCGCCGTCGGAAGGCGACGCCTTTTGGATTTGGCATAACATATGACGATTTTACAAATCGTCAGTATGCCATCACGGCGGCTCTGCTCCTTAAATAGGAGCCTGACCGACGTGAGTAGCTGCCTCATCCGAGGTTGGCTACAAAGCAATACTGGTATAGCAAATTGCTATACCAGCGACTGCAGAAAGTAGCACATTGGCCTTTCCTGAGACCATTCCCACCCAGACCGTGAACTCGGTGACGTACGACTTCTTCCGTACGGGGTTCGGAGACTCCAAGGGAGTCTTCGGTACCGCGGACGGACTGAACCGTTTGTCGTTCGAGCACACGGTCAAGAACCGACAGCGGCACGTGATCCGTTTGGATCGCTCTGCCGTTGTCGCGGATCCGTTGACTACCGGCTCCAACCTGAACGCATCGATGTCGGTTTACACCGTCGTCGACATGCCAAGGGTTGGGGGCGGTTTCGACGCCTCCGCGGCGGACTGGGCCTGGAAGCTCCTCAACAGCGTTGCTGTCGAGGGGACTCCGGACTACAGCCTCCGGTTCCTTCGGGGTGAGGTCTGACGGGGAAGAAGAGGAAGAACCAATCGAATGGGCTTACGCCGTCTGGCGACAAGCTTTCTTCGAGAAAGTCTTCCTCCTCCTCAGCGGACGTGTCTGACGACATGTCCACGAAGAGGAAGGTAGTCTACGCGACGTTGATTTTGACAATCGTGGGCAGTTTGCTCGCGGGTGTCGACATCAGCCATCAAGTAGGCTGCGTTCCTTTCCCTTAGTCAGTCCTTTCGGATTGTCTCTCAGCATGGGGCTTAGGACCCTAAATCCCCTTCATGAAAGGAGGTTGGGTGAAAAGCCTAATGCTGCTTTGGCAGAGGACTGCAGCTTCTGCTGCTGTCCAGTGCTGCACATGCGCCGATCGCGATTCCAAAAGAATCGCGACCCGGTTTGAACACGAGGGGATAGGTGTGTTAACCCTATCCCTGCCCGAAATTGGAAAAGCGTTCGAAAGAGCGCTTGACCAAGGTCGAGTGACTGACGACCTTTTGTCCCTTTGTGGTCAAAAGGCAGGATTTCCCCAATTTCTTGGGAATTTCCTTCAGCTTGTGTTCAGCCGCGATGGCGGCCTTCTGCTTGACAATCCGTCGATTGAGGCCATCCAAGCTGTGCGTCAACTTACGTTGATGTTCAGCAAGGTGAGTCTCCCTTGCAGCGATGCAAGGGAGGCTCAGGCCTTTTTCGACTTTGTCAAGACTGAGAAGGAACTTCAGACAGCTGTATATCTCCCTGATAGCCGGAAATACCGGCGTTTCTCGGAGATCAGCACCATGTTGTTCGGTAATGTCTTTTCCGCTATAGACAGGGATGTCTATAACGGGGAGATTTTACCTAAACATGGCCCTGGCGCCACAGCTGATAAACTTCGCGGAAACGCGAAATATCAGCAATCTGAGTGGACCGATCGGCTCGAGGCAAGTTTTCCAGCAATGGAATTCTTGCTTCCGAGTGCGAGGTATCACTCACGCTTGGGCAGTCTGAACTTCCTCGAACCCGGAACTGAGAGGCCCGTTAGGGTAGTATCAGTTCCTAAGACGCTTAAAACACCTCGAATTATCGCTATCGAACCTACCTGCATGCAATACGTGCAGCAGGGGCTGATGGAGAAATTCGTAGAATACCTTGAGCGGCCTCCCTTGTGGAAGGGGGATAATCCCGCTTTTGGTATGCTCGGATTCACTGACCAAGAGCCTAACCAACTCTTGGCTTGTGAGGGTTCATCATCTGGTGAACTCGCCACACTCGATTTGAGTGAAGCATCCGATCGTGTTTCTGTTAAGCTCGTACAGTCGATCTTCCAAGACTATCCTCACCTTTTTGAAGGTGTGATGGCTTGTCGATCGACCAGAGCTGACGTTCCTGGTCATGGAGTTATCCCTCTGACCAAGTTCGCGTCTATGGGTTCAGCATTGACCTTCCCCATTGAAGAGATCGTCTTTCTAACGGCGATCTTTTATGGTGTGGAGCAGATGCTCGGAAGGCCCCTTTCCCCGAAGGTCATTAAAGACTATAGGGGTCGGGTGCGTGTCTATGGTGACGATATTATCGTCCCTGTAGACCTTGTGCCATTCGTTGTGTCCGCTTTAGAGCTATTCGGCTTTAAAGTGAACCGCAACAAGTCTTTCTGGACTGGAAAGTTCAGAGAGAGTTGCGGCAAGGAGTATTATGATGGTCACGAAGTAACTGTATTTCGTGTCCGCCATCCACTCCCTGCACATCGACATGATGCTCCAGGCGTGGTCTCGTTAATTTCTCTCCGAAACCAGTCTTTTTTGGCTGGTTATTGGGGAGTAACGAGACATCTTGATGCAGTGATAGAGCAGGATTTAAAACTCCCGTTCCCCACTGTTAAGAGTACATCGCCTGTAATGGGCAAGCTCAGCTTTCTTCCGACTTTGTCGGAGGATAGCTGGGACCCGATTCTCCAGAACCCCATGGTAAGGGGCGTGGTGACTTGGGCTCTAATTCCAGCTTCACCGTTGGAAGACGAGTTTGCCTTGCTCAAATGGTTCCTCAAGAGGGGGCGTGAGCCCTTTCATGATGAGCGCCATTTGGAACGTCAGGGACGTCCCCGAGGCGTCAGCATAAAACTCGGGAAGGCTACTCCCTTTTAACTAAGGGAGTAGAGCGGCCATTGAGCCGTAGAGGGAGAACCGTGTGGTTCTTCGTGGTGGGTTTCAAGGTCACCGTTGCCAGGTATAAG